CAAGTCGAAGGTATCATCTTCTGAACGTTGAGAAGATCATTAACGATTGTATCAATGTTACCATATAGATCTATACCCATATCAGTCGTAAGGGTAATGCTACATGCCTTTTCGAACTTAGTTAGAGCTTCTCCTGTATTGATAGTACCTGTAGATATTTCATTAGCAAGGGAGAGCATTGTATTATATACAGCTTTCTCTTTTAGAAACTTTTCAGTGTTCGCATACAGTTCATCTTTATCGATATTCTTATCGATATTTTTGATTTCGGTAATAACGGTCTTAAACGAGTTTTTAAGACTATCTGTTGTTATGTAGGCTTTGACTTCGGTGAGTGTCGGCAGCTTATCTCTTTGCTGATAGAATTTCGATATAATAGTAAAGATAGCTGCAATATTTTTATCTTTAAAGTACTCTGGCTTGATAAAATCTACAATAGCAGCAAGGTACGCAGAGTCAGTTAGTGCTCTGCTACATAGAATTTTTTCGAAGTAATCGTGATTCAAATCAAGCACGATTACATTATACCGTCTTAAACTTGAGAATCAAGAAATGTTAATCACCTTCTTCAAACTCTGCGATCTCAGCTTTAATCTCAGCTAAAAACTTATCAGCGAGCACTTTAGATTGATTGTTAGATGATAGAATGCTTTTTAGAGCATCAACAAATCCAATTTTCAGCCCTGATTTCTCGTCTGGGGTTAGAGGCAATTTCATAATCTTTTGAATTACCCAAAGAAGATATTGCTGGTCTTGTGGCGATACAATCGATCTCAATTTAGCCCATAATGCAGGACCGATCATAATATCAAATGTTTCACCTTCCAATGTATCAGATGCTAGTGCAGTTTTTGTCGCCTGCTTATTCGGGTGTATAGAAGACATTACAACTTCCATGGCACCTTTAATTATTTCATGTACAAGTATAGGGAAACATAGACCTTGAGCTTTGATGACAATTCTACCCTCCTCATCTTGGTCGATCTCTTCAGCACCAGCAGCCATACCACTTTGTGCTGCCATTTTCTCCACTCCCTCTGGCATGTACCAATACATTATATTGGAAATGGTTACTAGGAGAGCGTATTCATTTTCAATGTTAGGACCTAGTTTCGCTTGAAGCTGGTCACCAATCAACCTAAACACATCAAAGTACGACACACTAGCTCCTTGTGTTATCATGTTTGCTACTTTACGTCTTAGAACTTCACCATCAACATCTAATGAGTCTGCTAGCTCTAACTCTGCTTGCTCATCGCTGAATAAACCTGTATCTTCATCCTGCTCTTGAAATGACTCAGCGTCAGAAAGCAAGTCTATATCAACATCACCAAGAGTAACATCAAATACAATATTACCTGCATCATGCTGATCTTTAAGCTGTTTAAACATAGGAATGTTTAAGACAGTTTCAACTGCGAGGTGCTCTAGAAATTCTTTGTGCCTTTTCTCCTTCGCCATAACATCAGATGCTATTTGCATCGATGACATTAACACTGGAGTTAGAGAATTTGCCGTTTTAAACGTTTTACCTGTTTGCTTTTCGAGCCTAGCGATAAGGTCTTTGTACCTTTCCGATGAAAGGTATTCCAGATAGCTTTGCTCGTTATTGGTTAATTTAGGTAAAACTTTCTCGATATCCTCGTTACCACCAGTAATTCTGGAGAGTTTATCGGGGTTTACTATATTTGGAAAGTCACCAGGGTCGAAGGCTTCAGAAATCTTCATTCGCTTTTGCATATTAGTTCTTGTATTTGTTGAACGTATCTGTCAGTCTTCTTTTTAGGAATTTTGCCGCAAGCCCAGCACCATCTTCTTCCTCTTCATGTGATAGGTCAACTAGAGCTTTTGGCTTAGGTTTAGTTAGTGGATCTGTAGGAGTAAATGGACCTGGTGAACGTCTAGGCTTTGGTGGGGCGCTCGGCGCTGGTTGTGTTTTGGGCCTGACTTTTGGTCTTGCTGGAGCCGTTGTTGTGTTTTCACCGACGATTTTTATCATACTATTATATAGTTGATTGAAACTATTCTTACTCATTCTTTTATTTATTCATAACTGTCTTTTTTTGTGTGTCTGTATAAGTATTAATATGCAGCAGGATGACGATGATTATGAGGATGTTGGAATTCCATGGGAATATATTATCGCAGCAATAATCGTAGATGGATTAATTCAAATACCTCTAACAGCTTTAATGTCGTTTATACTCTCTCACTATAATATACCTTCTCCAAATGTCGTTTTATGGTGGTTAGGAATAGTTATATTTTACTCATCTTTAAACTACTGGCATCCAGTTATAGCGGGTCGGCTTTTTTTAGCTCAATACGTATGCATTTTGGTATCTCTCATTGCGTTTGGTATAGAATTTTTGCTATAAAAGATGCTTGCTCGTTATAACGAACCTTTATATATTATATATAATGAGAAAATATATTTTTAACCGTAAAAACGGACCAGCCATCGAAATGAGTTTGGATGAAATTTCACGCTGGGCTTGCTTATTAGAGGGTATCGAGTTTGTAACGAAGCGTAATGAAGAATTAGGTATCGATTCAGAACGAGATAGTGAATGGATTAAACCTTTGGCGTTCCAAAAATATATAGATGAACGGTTTGAGGCAATGCGCCATGACCTTAAAGTTGAGACTATGCTTGGAAGGTTAAATTAACCTTTGCCACAGCCACACCTACGCGGCTGTGGCTGTTGTACATCTGGCATATATAGCGATATAACATGCCACACTATATTCCTTCTTTCCATTTCAGAGAGAACGTTTTTATACTTTTCATTTATTCTATCGAGATCTAAACCTTCTTCGATATGATGTATGACGCTGTTTTTGTAATCCTGTTTTATATCTTGTGTCATGTTATAATAGTAGGCTGTATTGTTTTGACCTTTGTATTATTTGATGTACCTTCAACGTGAAAGTTGTTGAGGACTAATTTTATAAATTGATTTGTAGCGCTTGTGGATATAGGTGAGCAGAATGTAATGCCTGCTGCAATATTATCGGCGTTAGAGTCATTTATAATTCTATATGGTATTGAAATTGTCGCAAGATTAGTATAATTTACGTTTGTGTTAGATCTATAATCGATCGTTAAAGCCTGATTAGAGTTGCTATATCTGTATCTTATCGTCTGATAACTATTATCTATACTAAATCCTAAAGATGATAGCTGTGAATTGAAGATGATTGTGTCATCGTAACCTCTCACGATAAGTGAGTTTGCAGACAAGCTGTTTATGGAGACTCCTGGTCTAAGTGCAGATGAGAGTGCATAATAGCCAGTAGTGTCAAAAGCTATACTAACTATGTTAATAGGTTTAGCAGTTAACGTGGTTGTGGATGATTTGATTGTAACTGTAACATCCCCGGACAGATGTTGTGATTTTGTGCATAAATACTGACCAGGTATGACACTAGGACTAGTAGTTGTTGTGGATAGAAATGCAGCGAACCCTGCTTGCTTAGATACATTTCCAGAGAGCTGGTACTTGATTGACCACGTAATATCGTAGTTTGAGTTATATCTATTAGTATCACGATAGCAATAATATTTGCTATCTATAGGAAGTTGAACATCTGATGGGAATGACATATTATTTAAATGCGCAGGTTATTGTATCGCTATCGCTAAACGCTTTTGTGAATACTAATGTATATCCCAGTCTATCTAGCTCCTTTTTGATAATTTTAAAATATTTTTGATCAACATTGACTATTAAACTGTGTCTAGTCTTATCGTATAAGACATGGTCGGAAAATTCTTCGCATATACCTCTAGCTCTATTATATGTTTTCACATATAATATTTATTACCCATATATGCTCACGCTAAATCTCGTATTTACACTATTTGTCCCAGGGGTTAAAGCAGCTCTTATTGTGCTAGTACCAGTAATTAGCTTTGAATCTGACTGGTTAAATTTTGTAGCTATAGAGTAAAATACAACTCTAATCGTATTTGAATTTATAACCTGTACATACGCATCAATAGACGGAGAGAATATTATCTGATTCTCCGTGGTTTCATAACTATATGTCCCGTTTACTATATTTACATCGACAACTACTGTTCCAGTATCGAATGTGTCTGCAGTTGTAATATCATAAGCACCGCTAGCTGGATGATCGAATCTAGAGGTGCTCTCAACTAACGGCAACCCATTAATAGTCGACAGGTCGGCAAGAGCCGTTGCCACACTTACCTGTGCAATATTTGCAATTCTAGAACTTCTAACGATTGACGGCCCTTGAGTAAAAACTGCATATGCTGTTGGTGCAAATATTGGTGTAATTGATACGTTGCCACTTAATGGGAATTGACTTGACGATATCCCTGCATATGCACCTGTTAGACCTTTTCCTAAAGTTAGAGTTGCAGAGTTAGCCGATACGAGTGAGTTAGCTGTAGACCACTCTAGATTTCCTGCCGCATCAGTTCTTAGATAACCATTAGTCACAACAGCAGCCGTTAGTCTATAGTTTTGCGTACCTAATGTTAAATTCGTTGGGAGTTTTAAATTAGTAGATGTACGCGTAACAATCTCATCTACAGATACTCTAGATGATAAGGCTACTCTTCCTGATGTTATCGTTAAAGAATTTCCAATAGCATCTGTAGATATATTATAAGCAGAGAGAGCAGAAACTTGAATTTGATTGGTACCATTTATAGAGATAGTACCATTCCCAGCTGTATAAAACCCACCTACGGGACTCCAGCTATTTATATTGCTTGTTGCTCCTGAATTATATATATAAAGAGTGCTTCTACTAGTATCAAATGCACTATCACCAGGTCTTGGAACATTCGTCAACCCTAGAATATTTGACGAATAACCTTTAAATATATTACCTGTAATGAATCCTCCAACTGTTACACCATCACCAATATATAGCCTATTACTATCAGTAGTATATCCAAATTCACCAACATCTAAAATAACACTTTGTCTTTGAGACTCTGTGCCACTTCTAGCTATTAGTTTAATTAGTGTGTTGTTAAATAGTGTTATTGAACTCATTATGATTATTTAGTATTAATATGTGAAAACAGGAATTGCAAATCTACCTGGGACTCTCACTCCATTTCTTACAACCGTACCACCTTGAAACGCAATAAAGCCTGCAGATGATAAGGTTAGAACAATCGGCGAAGGTGACGGACCATTATAACTACTCACAACTGTCACTGTAGTCTGACCGGCGCTAGGATACCCGCTAAGAACTTGATCAGGTGAGCCAAAGTAATTTCCTGCTGTGGTACATGAAAGTAGGTCAAAGATTGAGGATCGAGATGATGTAATTACACCTGCTTTATTAACATCGAACATTGGAAGTTCTTGTGCACTAGATGCACGCTCTACTAATGTAACTATACCTCCAGCACAAAGTGAGAAGTAGTTTGTATCGATACTTGCTAAGTTAGTGCTTACTAATGGGATAGATCCTGCAGATCCTGCGCTAAAAGTAGTTGAAAACCCATTTGCCAGATTTTGTACACCTAAAGCTGTTATAGGGGTAGATAGTACTGTAAGTTTATTACCTAGAAATCCAACAGTAACTCCATCTACATCTACACCGACCTTATTACCACTACCACCACTCAGCCCCTTTGTCAATGCTGTCGAGTTGATATGCAATTCGTTTACTCCACCTTGATTGAGAGCGAACTTATCACCGGATATCGTAAACGTTGAAGTGTTATAGTTAACAGCAAATCTTGTTGTTATTCCATTAGATGATAATGCAATACTTGCACTTGATAGAGCTTGTATGTTTAATTTCGAGCCATCGATAGAGCCATTTCCAATGGTTAGAGTTCCGCTAGAGTTTACAATGTATAAATCGTCTACATCTTGACTAAACGTCTCCCAGGATGATAACTTGTTATAAGAAGAGCTTGCAAGTCTATATACTATACCGTCAGCTCTAACAAGATCTCCAACTTCTGAAACTATTGTAGAGAGACTTTGATATGTAGGTACGCTGGGGTGAATCTTATTACCCACAGCAACACCTCCTGCAGTCTGTCCATCGCCAAGATACAATCTTCTTGTATCAGTTGTACCTCCAAGCTCTCCCTGATCGAGGGTGATTGAAAGTCTTGTTGAGTTTGTACCTCTACGCACTTTAACTTTGCTTACTGAAATATCCATATTAGTATTGAGTTGTTATGTTCCATATATTAGAACTATATGTTAGCTTATAAATTGTTATATCTGCTATTACACCTGCTGGTGTTCTGACTTTTTGTAAGACGATAGCTACATCATTGTCAACAGGATTAATCCAGCTAATTGCTGCAATAATGGCTGGCAAGCTTGGCGAACTTTCTGTGTTGAGCCTGTTAGGTAGAATGAATGTTTTAGTAGATCCACCTGTCCCTGCTATACCAGCAATGATTCCATTTGTAACTCTAATATTAGGTGAGCTATATAACCCATCACTTAGAGGTGCAGCTGTCGATAAGACATTTGTAATCGACCTGAACACCAAGCTATTAGCTGTGGCTAGAACGGGTATATCATTTACATTGCCTCCTGATGCTGGATAAGTTATACTCCCAATTTCAAGATTGGTTACTTTCGCTGCGGTGGTTGAGAGAGACAAAGATGATTGTACACCACCCCCATCAAACACTGGTTGAAACTGATTTGTTAGTTGCTGTCCGCTTATATGGAGAAACGTAGTCCATATATCTTTTATTTGTAATCCGTTAAAGCTTTCAGGCATATTGTTATTTATCGCGCACTATCTATTTTGCCAGCTAAATCCAGCTGCAAGGTTAAAATCTCCTCTATAGTTCTATTCAGTGCACCAACGTTGATACTTTCATTGGAATATAATAGTAGATTTGAAGTGTCTATGTTTTTAATATTCGACGATGTTTGCTGGTATATAGATTCGCTATCTATTCTCTTCACTGTGTTAAAAGTGTAGTACAGTATAAGCGTATCATATATAATTGATTTAAATGCTGAATTTAATACCAGACCTATACTACTATCAGACACTTCTATACTATTATATCTAACTGCTGTATCTAGAGGAACAATTGTATTAAAGATTGTATTATTGTTAGTCTTGATATAGTTATTTGCAAGGGCTAAAGAGTAAACTTTATCACTAACATCAAACTGTACGTCGTATGTAAAGCTAGTACCATCGTAAAGGGTAGGAGTACTTGTACTTATAACATCTGTCAGCTCGCTAAATGCACTACTCTCAACTGGGAGAGTAAACTGATCGCTAGTCATTTTTGTTACAGGTGACACAGTTCCAGATACACTTATAGGTCTAAACTCTATGAAGTCTAGCTCTGTATTGGTATAGTAATAAAATAAAATTATGTTAGAGTCAAATGGTGAGAATCTCACAACAGTTGGATTGTTCTGAGTATCTATCTCTTGACTGTATATAGGAGCTGTATTAGTAGCTAATTTTGAAATGTCGTAAATTGACATGGATAGCTTGCCTTTGATATCTCCAACTAACACAAGGGCATCATCCTCAAATCTCTGTATTAAGTGCTTAATATTGTCTATACCAACATCTTCGAAAGTTAATGACTTGATAATCTCACTAGAGTTTACTGCATACAATTCAAGAGCTAACTGCCCTTGATTCTTAGCTACAACAGCTCTGTAATTTTTTCCGTAAGATGCTTTGGATAAATCTTCAACAACACCAAGTTTACTCAACTCTAACTCATCTTTAATGAGAATGGTGTTGTTTGGTGAGTCGTAATCATAGGTGTATATATTAACAGTTGATGGTGCAGTTTGATATATAACCTCTCTATATTTATCGTAGAATATATTGCTCCTATTTCCACCTAACCCCTCGAGGAGAGATTGTGAGATAGTCGGTGCTGTTGGGGAATTTATAGCTCCTTGAACTGTGACATCTTTATTAAAGTACTTAAATGAGGATGATAGTGTTGTGAATATAGAACTGCTATCTGTTACTGGCTTATCTGTTTGTATATAACCCGCTTGTTTAAGATCTAGAGTTGTTTGTATATTTTTTCTTGATATTATAGGCCCACCGTTGCTTGATATTCCATATACAAATGTATTTGTATTGCTATCATTAAAAAGAGGGTTACCGTAGTTTTGATCATAACCAACACCTGACGCGAAAATTTTAAGATTATTTTCAGTTAGAGTGTCTATAATATTTGCTATAGACGTAATATCTAAGATCGACTTTGGGTATACCTCTATTGAAGTTATTTTTGATTTTAGATTAGACGAGAAGTTATAATCAAATTCAATCTGGTTAAGAATTGCGTTTGCTATAAATGTTTCCTTGCTTGATAAGACCTTAGATCTGGATGTATATACTGATCCCGCATACGCAGCATCATTAACAACAGTTACCATACCGCTATAGTTTGCACCATCGAGAGTAAATCCCGTACCGTCTGTATATTTGAAATATGATATCATGAAAGAATCTCTAAGTTGTTAACTCTAACATTTACAGGTAGCGCGTCTCGTACTGCTGTAGCCACGTTAAGTTTGATTGTCTCTTGTAAGGTTGCACTGTCTATGTTTAAGTTATTGATATAGATATTTATATCATTGGATTTACTCTTTAAATTAGTTTGTAAGCTGTTTATATGTGTTATTACATCTGATTTATTTCTCTGACCACATGGCAAGCTTATACTGAATCCTGCATTTGAGTCATTATACCTTGATACCAAAAGCTCCAATTCTTCATCGTTTAGTGGTTGGGTAGTTAGAGTTAACTCAGTTATAAAATTCTGGCTAGCATATACATTCTGACCTTCGACGACGATATCACCAAATAGAGGGTTGTAAAATAGAGGGGGTACCAATACACCTAGTACAACAACGCCGTTTATATAACATACAACACTGCCTGTTTTATGGTTAGCAGAAAAGACTATATTATTGGATGTTGCAGGTAATGCTGGAATGTTTACTTGTGCTATGGTATCCACTTTCTGTGTACCTACGTTGAAAGTGGTATATTTTACGTCTATGTAAGATGAAGTATACGATATAGTTAACCCTGCATTTTTTCTATTTACTTTAGAGTATATCTTCTTAACAGTTTGATCGCTGTAACTTAAAATATTACATGCAAAGCAAAATCCATTATTATCATTTATAATTTGATAGAAGTTCTCAGTTACTGTCGGGCTACTTTTACTAGCTACGAAATCTAGATTGTTTAGATCGATTCTGTCATAAGAGTATTCTTGATTAGCTCTAAACACCATATCAGACACTTTATCAAAAAATAAATTGTCCTCCGTACTACTTTTTACTTGTGCATTGCTAGATACAAGCTCCTCGATAAACGTGTCATACGTTTCATTATATATACTATTACCTACTAGTGCTGCTTCTTTCGAGGCTATATCCGGATAGTAATATCTGTCGACCCATATCTTCTGATTTGAGAGAGGAGCACCAGATAGCCATGTGCATAGATACTCGTATCTATTCAGCGATGGAGCTGTTTCTATAAGTGTAACCTTATCAGCATATGCAGGGGTTAAAGAGCTAAATGATCCAGAGTTAATAAATGTTGTGTCATTTATATTTATCTGAGAGAAAGGAAAGAGAGATTTTTCTGTCTTAAAATAAGTTTTACCTGGAACTATATTAATAGATTTGTTGTTAAACGTATAGTTTAGTGATAAATTTTGATCCTCTAACGCATCTATGTCTTGTGCTATAGATGTATACTCTCTATTATCCAATATATTACCTCCACTAATAGCGAGGTTATTACTCTTGTATAGCGATCCATTATCACTCATCTGATTCTTAAGAACAATCACTTTAAAATTATTGTACTTGTCTTGTGATAGATTTCTATAAAAGAGGTAATTATTCTGTATGTTAAAAATGGACTCTCCCACATTCATATTGAGCGTATTAGGCTCATAATTGATATATGATGTATTACTCGACACTTCTTGTTTAACAGTTATATTGTTTAGTATCGTGAGAGCGTACCCTATAATTCTACTAAAAGGATTAACTGATATACTGACTGCTGATAAGTAGTTATCCACAAGAGATAGTTGGTATGTAGTACCGGATATATCTTTAAGAAGTATTAGCTTATCTCCGTTTAGTATGTATTTAAAGTATATGTCGCTAGTTGTAGAGAATGATGTATCATATAGTAGCGATTGGCTGAATATAGCTTTCTTGCTTTGATCTAGAACAAGGTAGTTTTTAGATATGTTATTTTGGTATGATATCTTACAATACGTTTCATCGTAAATCTCAATCTTGTACAACTCGGCATTATCTTTAGTGGATGGAACAAATACAGCATTGTAGTAATGTCCGTAACTAGTTGGCGATTTAGACGATAGTTGAATTGAAGATAGGGATAGAAAATTATCATCAATAACTCCAAATGCTAGAGGGGTTAAAAAGCTCTTAGGTGTCAACTTAAGTTCATCATCTTCTATAACGTCTTCAAGTAGAGTTTTTTGCGATAGGTAGAAGTTTGTATAGTTTTTATTCTTAATATCCACACAACCCGATAACGCTCTTACAAAGTTGAGTGTACATCCTCCGCTGAATGCGATCTGAGATTGCGCTAGTTCTACATCTGGTAGGTCAATATTCACCCTGTCAGATTGGAATGAAGAGAGGCTGTAGAATGTTATAGGCATACAATATATTTAGGTAGCTGTATTAGAATATACACTCTCTATAACACTACCATCTTTTGAAGCCATAAATGTATATAGAACACTACTATAATTATCAATGAATGCCGTTTGCAATAGAGTTATATCTTCAACTTTATAGTGAAAAGAAGGTGTATATATTGTTATTGGTTGAACAAACACGCAGCTTGTACTATCATAGTAAGTAAGCTTCACCTGACATGATAACTTTGTAGTGAGAGCCTCTATTGATGGGGAATATGTATGCTTATAGTCCTTTATAAGTGTTATTGGAGACCCATATATCGATTGAGTAATCGTATTAGGTTCAGTCGTGAAGAAGTCGTTTGACTCTGTATATATTGACGAAAGATCACCCCAGTCAAATTTAATACTCAGTGGAGGTTTATGAAAACTGACATCATCCACGTTAAACGATACATCCGTCACATCTGTGAAATATATCTCATCTTCTACGATATAAGTAGAAGAAGGAGCTGATGATAAATATACTGTTAGCGTGTTCATAATATTGCGCCTGTTGAGCTAATTGGTGGAGTTGAAGACTGAGCGAGTGTAGTAAATGATGCAGAGACAGCTGACAGTGTACTAAATACAACTGTGTCATTATCAGATGTAAATTTAAACCCACTCACACCTTTTATGTATGCTATATCATTTATATCAAAGCGTACACTTACAACCGTTGGAGTTTTATTCTGATCCTTTAAGATATATGAAAGGTTAAACTCATCTATATCCTCGTTATATGTTAGTTTCGGAGATGCTACTTCGGTATATAGAATGCTAGAGTCTATTGCAAACGCACTTAAAATTGAGTTACTATATGGCAACATATTGATTAGCTCAAATTTAGATAGATCGAATCTATATATTGTAGGTATTACCGTAGGGTTAATTGCAGACAGGCTATTATTACCAGATAGCACAGCAAAGTATACATTATTCTTATGTTTAAATCTATTTGATATGCGGTTGTAGTTATCTACATTGTATTGTATTGTGAGATTCGGTGTTCTCGGAGGTGTAAATCCATCATTATAGTCTATTCTATCCATTACTAGATATGATGGAGTTTGAATAAAGTAGGTATTGTATACTATGTCGAAGTTTTGAACTGCTGATAGTTCTGCAAAGACTGCTGATCCGTATTTAACTTCAGCGAATCCTAACAATTCTGTGAAAGGCTTAGTCTCATTATTTTGAGTTTTAATGTATATTGAACCTTGAAGCGCGTCTCTGTTAATCTTCGTATCTATAAACTCATTACCTGTAACATATTGAGTGGAGGATTGTGGGTTAGTAGATGATAGATATAACGAATTTGTAGAGATATAATTGAATGAAGGGTAATTTGCATCAAATACCCCTGCATCTATATCAACAACACCATTATTACCGGATACAACTACTGCTTGTGTAAAGTTTGCTGTTATACTTTGTGTAAATGCGTTTGTTTGATCTCTTAACGGTCTTATATACGGGATTGCTTGATGTGCACCTGCTTCTATTAACGACGTATAGTAAAAACTACCACTACCAGGATATTGATTTGATGATAGGTCCGAACTTACAGTATCTATTACCGATAATGTATCGCTAAAAGCAAACACTCCACCATCAATATATTTTATTGTTATTGGATTTTTGTATGTAGTTACTACATCTATAGGTGTTGGGTTCGCTGGAAATTCAGGTTGTGCAAATGTGCCAAATTTAAGCTTGTATTGATATCCCACACTCGTTAATGATCCTGTACGAGTTGATATCCCAGGAACATAAGTATTAACTTCAGGATAATCTCTCGACGTATAATAGTTAAATGAATATCCACCTCCAAAGTAGCTATCAAAGAACTTATACCCATTGAATACGATAACCTCTTGCTCTTCTGCTGGTGGTACCTGAATGTATTTTCTGAAGTTGCTATTATCCTTTATTAGACCGTATTGATTTCCAAACACGTCATACTTAATATCGTGAATGTATCCCTCGTCGTATAGTGAACTTAAATCATCGTATTCATTATGCGAAGGTATTGAGGTGTATCCATAAAACGTGGTAGAGTACTCTGTTGTATTCGGTTCATTTCTTGCTAAGCCAAATGAATAACCTTTCTTGAAAGAAGCCTTTTCACTATTAAATGTCAGGGCAACAGAGTCACTTCCATATTTGTAAGGGTCAGGAACGTAGTATATGGTGTCTGTATTAACCTCGTCTAAGTTAACAACGAAAGAAAATCTACCTCCATCTATAACAATAGTTGAACTCTTAGACGGTCTAAAGAAGCCAACATCTCTTTTTGTTTCAAGTCCTAAAGTGGGAGACGAAACTGTAGATGGATTATTTCTATTTATGAAGTTTTTAACAGGGTTGATCGCGCTAAACACCTTATCGAATATATACGATCTAGAAGCATATGTAGTGGTATCACTTTGAGCCCCACCATCTACATCAAGTATAGGAGTTTCAATAGATATTACTTCTATACCATCTGCAACAGTTGTTGTCTCCACTGTAGGTCCTAAGACAGGAGGTGAGTTTGTATTTATTATATTAGCCTCGTCAATAAACAACGAAGTATCAAGGTCTACTATATTAAGAGTATAATCAAAAGTATCTATATACTTTAAATTGAATACATTATTTAAAGAATATACAGCTGGTATCCCGTATAGATCTGCACTGATACTAAAATCAATATATGGGAGAGCTACATCCTTGAGTGTGAGGTATCCAAAATGCTTTGTTGTCTGTTTATCTTGAACTATTTTAGTATTGTTAATCGTCCATACGATTTTTTCAAATGCAAAAATTTGATTTGATAGTCCTATATCCAATCTAATAACAATATCTGCGACTGCAGTCCCTTGCTTGTATATTGGCTGGACAGATATATTATTAAATTTTCTGAACCCATTCGTTCCAATAACTGGCACAACATAGTAATCTCCATCTAAAATTCCAATTAAACTATCTCTACCATATTCTACAAAACGCTTAGCTCTATATTGCTTTGAATAGAATCTACCACCATCCTTATAAACAAATATGGCATTAGGGAGGATCTTATTAAAATTGGTGGATTCGTATCTGTGCACCAATGTCAGTGATTGTGCTATACTAGATAAAGTTGGGGTGTATGTAGCTGCAATAACATCAAATTTCCCGTCACCAAAATCCATAATAACATACTGCAGATCTTTTTGTATGTTGATTGTAAATGTTGAATCTGTTAGCACGTTTGGAGTTAGCCATGGCTGTATAGTAAATCCTATATCGTTTGAAGTCTCCCCCTTTGCAGCTATTGAGGGTATTATATTAAATCTCTGTGCAAGAATAACTTCATTACCTGTAACGGTAAATTTTTTCTTATTATTATTTCTTGTAAAGTATATTGTAGCTGTAGGGGTATACGATACTCCAGAAGGTATAATAGGATAGCTATAATATTGAGTTACAAACTCTGAAAATACAACTCCACCTCTAAAGTCTACGACTTTAGAGGTACCATCACCAAAGTCCCACTCAACATAATCTACATCAGTTCGACCAGCTACATTTAGTAAGAATAGGGTAGCATCTATCGGTATAGAAGATACTGTTTGGGTAACACTTGACAGTAAAGGTGCTCCACTGAACCCATTACCTAGATCTATATAGATATCATCCACACTATCTGTGATAGCGTATTGGGATGTTGTTACCTCCCATTCAGGGGGAATTGTATCTATAGGTTTAGATTCTACAGAAAGTGTTACCGGTGTACCTCTATACCCTAGACCTTTATCTGTAACTAAAGTAACATTAAACTGATAATTTCCGTCAGCTTCGTATGTATAGTCACCTGTAAATTTAGGAACAGTAGAGCTTACAGTCTCATCAAATGAGGGATACCAAACTGGAAAGAACTCATCATATACACCTAAGGCAGTAACATTTCCTCTATAGTTTGCGCTGATATCGCTAAAATACGTGGAAATTGTAGTGCCATCTCCACGATCAATAATAGCATATTCTATATTATTATTTGAAGGGAAAAGGTACCCTGTAAAAAACTTTATTGATCTCGAAGATGGTACATTATACACGGAGCATAATGGATAATCTACATTTATAATGTTGTTTACTGGTTGAGGCATTATTACTTATTTATGTCTCAACCTTGATTGATCAATCAAATAGATAGGAACTGTTACGACAACGGTGGTGTAGTTGTATTATTGGTTGAGGGTATGTAATTCACGGCACTCTTCTCTTTTGCTTGTTCATATAGTAGTATAAGCTGTTTACCATATGTGTTAGGCACATTGCTGGTTGGTGTTGGTATGAACTTTCCTTTCTTGCCACCGAAATCTGTGTTTGGTGGACAATAAGGACAATCACTTAAACTCGGTGTTGTTGTACTCTCGGTCGGCTTAACTGGTGGAGAAGACAGTGAAGTTGTAGAAGTATCATCACAATCAGGGCATGGATTTTGCCCCGAAAGAGATGGGGTCCCTGATAGAGATGGAGTTCCTGATAGAGATGGGGTCCCTGATAGAGGAGTTGCAGCCGTGCTTGGAACGTCGCAGCATGGCTCGGAAGGCATTCCACCTAGTAAAATAGGAATCTCGAGAGGGCACTTATGTACATCACCATCCTTTCTATTAAATGTAATGGTTACAATATGTTTAAGAGTTTCGCCACTATCAACCATTTCTTTATATTTCTTACATGGAATTTTGAGCACTATTTCTAGATCATTTGGTCTATTCGGATCTCTTGGTCTTTGAACTGATCGCCCGTTTACTCTGTCTCCAATCCGAGATTGAGCTAACCCCCTAGGTGGCCCATCGTTGTTCGCTCCCTCTCTTGCCATGGAGAATATTATAGGATTTTCAAAAGAGGTGCAATCAAACCCTATAAAAATTCGTATGGTAAATTTAATTACTACCTCTTTTATACACCCCCGACGAGATTCCATTGGTGGTCTGTCATTGAGGCCGAATGGCTCGATAGTATCATATGTTATTAGTGGTTTCTCTATGAACTCGTATGTGACATCATCACAGTCACATACAGGGCCCTCTCTAGGATCCTTTTTACTCGGTCCACCACCACCGCCGCTACCTCCGCCTCCGCCGCTGCTAGCTGGCGTTGTTGGCGTCATCATAAAACAATTCCTCCGACAATCTTCCATTGTTAGGTAGTATCCTGGGTTACTAGGTTTCGCTTTAGAGCAAAGACCGACACTGTTGCAGTAGTATACAAATTCAGGTAGGTTACCGCTAGGCTCTTCACAATCGAGCTTAGTTGTGCATATTCCTCCTATATTAATTGCGGATATATTATAACTACTAACACTAAACCCACATGATGTATATGGTTGGTTAGCTGTTAAAGTTACAAGGGTTGTATTTATTTCTCCACACTTTGTAAATGTAAATCTCAACGGACCTTTTGCTGTTATGCACTTACACTCTGGCGGAGGTGTAACCTCAATCAGTCGATTTATAATCTGTTGCTTGTTGTAGGTAATTTTAAAGGAGGAGTTAACTATAACATCTGGTGTATCGAGCTCTACATCAGTAGCTGAGAGGTAGAAGTAATCAGCCCCCATATACTTTCTAGTTAAGTCTTTCTTATTTTCAAAAATAGCTTCAACCTCGTTTGCATCTCTAAATTTTTGAGAAGCACCACCAAATATTTGAGTTGTGAGCTCTTGATTAGTTTTAAGGAAGATATCTAATCCATAATCTCTATCCTTCGCATCGTATATAAGAGTATCAGGAGTTCTGTTTAGAGAGTCTGCTGTGTTTTGATATAGCTCATCAACGTACACATCAAGAGTTTTAGCTGTATCTGTTATAGAAGAATATTGAGTGTTATCTAAGTTATTGCTCAATACATCTAATATTTTCTCTTTAATTGTAGCTATTAATCCCCTTTGCGATCCTGCTAGCTTGTGCTTAACGGATTCAAGTTTAATGCTTTCTCTTTTTTTGCTATAGTATAGAGCAATCTCTTTAATTTTTTTACCTATAAAGGATAGAGCTACATCAAGGTCATATGGATCGGTGTAGTCAATTTGAGAGAAGAATTTATTTTCAGCTTCACTGCTAAAATTGAGAGATATATCACGAATAAAGCTTGTATATGCATCAACTATTAGCTGATTTGTATCTGCTGTACTTGATGAAGCCTTTTTGTTCCATTCAGCTATATAATAGTTATAGTAACTTGTAATGTTGCTAGTATCTACAAAATCTCCAACCCTACGAATAAACTCGAGAAGGGAAAATGGATTAGATCTATCTTCTGCAGATCTAGTATTTACAGTCTTATTAGTTATAGAAAACGGAACTGGTGGGTACCCTATATCAAAACGTCTATCCATTTACGTTATTTATGTTAAGGATAGAGATTGGTAAAGTGTATCAAGGATAATATTTTCATAAATTCCCCCACTCTCTATAAGCGCACTAAGCGGTGTCGATTGGCTTATGTTTGTAAGGTCGAAATTGAGAGTGCTCCCTACTATATTACCTTCATATACAGGATTATGCTCATAAAACGTATAATATACTGATAAATCTGCTGGTATGAATGTTGTAGGTAGTAGCAACGGCCATCCCCAGTTAGTTGAATATGCAGATAGCTTGTACGGTGACGCGCATAGAGGTTGATAAGAGTTAAGAAGCTTATACTTTTTACTAAACTTCTCATATGCTACTATGTTAGCAGAAGGTGTCACTACATACGTTAGTGGGTCTATTTCATCTCCTAAATTTTTACCATACGTATCTTTAGTTGTTATACCGAACGTATTAAAGTTTTCAGTAAATTTATTAGTCTCACCAAAAAGCTTGTATTTGTTAATAGATAACAAGCTAACAATTCGTGTAATAAGATTTGGGAATGTACTTAGATTCTTATCGAAGATAGTAGATTTGTAATCCATTATATCTCCGAGAGATATAAGTTTTAATATTTCAGCAGTATCTATATTGACGTTATTATCAACGAAGTTGTATATTCTCTCGTATATCTTTTTACCTAGCGATTGCGGTGACGATGTCCCATCTCCGAAGATAGTACCAAAGAAATCTTCAAATAATACATTTTTATCGATTAGTGATTCTTGGAAAGCTAAGCTCTTGAACATTGCTTCACCATCAAACTCTTCACCGTTCTTATACGGGACGTAGTAGTTTTTAGGATATATATTGAACGTGTTGGATGCATTTTCAATATCATACTCTGCTAAGCCGAAGTCAGTTACGAGTACTAGATCATCCTCAGTTAATAGCAATTCAAATAGCTCTGTGGTAATAGCTGATGGTGATGGCGTTCCTTGATTGTTTACTAGAGATGTAGCTCTAGCGCTTAAAGAAACTCCAGTTATAACATCAGTTAGCGTATCGCTATACTCCACATACCCACGAAAGTAACCCCCACCTGATAATGAGGATAAAGTATTCTGCAGGCTGTATATAGTATAGGATGAAAGTGGTATGTTTCCTATTAATGAAACCTGAATTTCATTAGTACTACCTGCTTGATAGATTAGGGGAGGAAAGTTCTTTATTGTATTTTGCTGAGAGTCTTTTATCTTGACAACAAAATGAATTTTTGAATTTTCAAATTTATTTTTATCAATGGCAAACGATGTACTCACCCCACCATCTCCATCAATACCATTAGATGTAATAGACAGGCTATCTATATCTAAATTTTGTGAGATTATACCCGATAGTGTAATACCTAAGGTATTATTAACACCTACAGGCTTTCTCTTGAATGTGAGATTGTACCTATTACACGGAAAATCATCTCTATAATAATATGTATCAGACCCTGAATATCCTACCAGTAGAGTATCGATACTAGATACTGGTGTAGTTACTATAGTCCCGCTTGAGAGCTTAGCGTATACAGCGTTTAAAGGTATTTGTATGGCCTCTATAGGAGTGAACTCAAAACCGCTCAGCGTTGGGGTAAACGTCTTCTTAATTAGAGTATTGTATGCCTCGAGGTGATTATACTTATCTTTTTTGAGCTTGTAGTATGTTAAAGTATTGGCTCCACTAACTTCATACAATATTGTTGATGCTAGTCGGACTTCGTCACCAGTAGGAATGTAAGAAGACAGCACAGAAGTAGAAATAGTAGTAAGCTTATCATCTGGGTTGTAGCTCTTCGGAAGGAAGCCTGCAGTATTATTTATAACCTTCTCCTCAATAATCACTGTCTTATATCCAGCGGTTCGAGCAGGGATTGTTTGAGTTATAACTATCGGATCAGTTAAAGCACCATTTACAGCGCTAAGAATTGTTGCAGAAGTGGTAGCAGTAAATGTATCTTGGATGTAATCCTTTATAGTTACATTTACTGGATTTGTTGAGTATCTAGCCCGTCCGAAGGAGTCGTATACATATAATGATACTGTATAAACTCCTGGATTACTATACCAATGAGAAGGAGAAAAGTCATTGGATGTCGTATTATCCCCAAAGTCCCAAACGAGCTTTCTTCCAGAGCTAATACTTGTAGCTATCTGTGGTGTGAATACAAGCGGTGTTATAGATAAATTATACGAGGAAAGCGTTGTAGTGCTTCCTGTGTAATCTATTACCGTAAAAGGTATATATTCGGATACTATATTACTCATCTGTAACTTCTATATAGTTTGCGATTGTTTGAGGGTAAGATAGATACGGAAACTTAAAGAACGGTAGAGCTGTATCTTTATTTACAAGGGATATATCATCGTCAGGATATAAAGGATTCCATTGAACAAACGACACACCATCAAAGCGGATATTTTTACTTGTATTTAAAGTATATATACTCTTTATTCCTACCACACTAAGGATATCGGCCGTCAAAGTGGAAAGCGAGATTGTCTGCCCTAATTCATTATGAGCAGGATCGAAAAAGCTTTTGACTATTTCAACAACTCGTGACTTGAGAGTATCCTTCTGAATTTTGTTATTATTCTCTCTTACAATAACTAACTTACAAGAATTGGCTAAGTTTTTATTTAAAGTTGATGCGTTAGATATACCTATCTTATATGCCATATAGATAGGATCACGAGGAACTACTTCAGCACATACCATTTTCAGATCTTCAGCTGTGTCCACTAATAAGTTCTTAAATGCTGGAGAAAGGTAGTTAGGAATTTTATCATCAGCTATATTAATAAACTTAGGTACGCAGAACACATTGACGTTATTAAAGTCGCAGCTATCAGCATAGTTTACCTGGTTGAGTAATACTCTATTGACCTTATTCGGATCTACGCTTATATCATAAAAGTAAGATATGTATTGACTTATAAACTCTTCATTAGACGCAACGTATATAGACTGTACAATATTACTAATGTTTTTATTGTAGAAGTTTTCATAATCCTTGCTTGTTACAAGTCTAAGATTAGCTGCAACAAATCCTGGTACACTCTTCCGCATTTGCTCAACACTTTCACCTTCACCAGGATTTGTAGAGTTAATAGGATTGATTAATGTTATACCTGCACTATTTGTATTATTTACAGTTGTAGATCCTGTGAATACAGCCGTATCACTGTATACAGTTTCGAATAGAGATGTTGAATATGTGAAGATTTTATTTCCGTCTATCTTATTCTGCGATATAACACCTGCAATGTTATCGCTGAGTAGATAATACACAATAACTTCATCACCCTCTTCAAGCTGTCTACCGAATACAGTATTACCAAATTTAACTTCGTAATTACCGTTTTCATTCAATCTCAAATCATACACTCTATCATAGCTCTGAGCTAGATATAGATTTGAAATTTCGCTGTATTGATAATATTTACCTGTAGCCTTTTCCTTTACATAAACACCAATAGTACCATTAGCTATAAACTTTTCATTAACCCCGTCTACAATATTAGTAACTACAATTGGAAATGTTTCAAACTCCTCTCCACTAGCAGTATATACTGGATATTGCTCTACTGTACCTTGATATAAAAGAGCGTTATTAGTTATCGCAGGTATATCTTCATTAGCAGCAGTTACTTTAGAAAAGCTATAATCCTTTAGGAAAGTATATTGAACATCATCTACTAAAACATATGAAAATCTTCTCAATACATAGTTACCAGTTGGTAAAGTTGAATTTGCAGTTGCGTCAACTGTGCATATAGATGTCTGCTTTCCAGTAGGCTTATATCCTACGAGATTAATTATCTTGTTCATATTCTCATACAGAGATGCTTGAGAAAAAGTAGATTCAGAAGATGTTGTGTTTAGATAGAACGCTAACACATTATAAGAGTACGATACAATCTCGATTATAGATGATAGATTACTACCATCATATATTTGATCTGTAAATGTACTATTTGTTTTTAGCTTACTTACTATGAAATCTCTCATAGTAGTAGCATCAAAAGCGATATAATCGTTTTGTGAAGTTGAAAATGTTGTATTAGTGTTTTGTATCATGTTAGTAATAGCCGTTACTATTTAAGATGTTCTTAAGAGACACGCCATATATATTTAGCGATGGAACGTCAATTTGAAGGGTTATATCGTATTGTTGATTTTCTCTATCTGGAACAACAGTTACACTAGAGACAGTTACTCTTGGCTCAAATCTAGGAAGATTTGAAAATATATCACTTCTAATAAAGAATGCTGTATCATTGCTCACAGGCTCGAATAGATAACGTCTCAAGTCAATGCCATATGTAGGCGACAGTATCTTTTGCCCCGGTGATGTTAAGAAGCATGTTGTTATACTATTTTTAACAGACTCGATGTCATATATAGATTTGACATCATTAATAGAGGCTCTAGAGTTGAGATTGTTATTATATTTAAACTCTGTTTTTAAATCTAAGCCAATATCCTTATACAGATATCCACGGCTAAGAGCCGCGCTACTCTCCTTGGAGGTTGATATATCTGTAAGCTTTAATCTTATCACATATGTTATTTATAGCTAAGATATAACGCCACGTATATAAAAAAGTTTGCCGGGGGCTCTTCGGCACCCCCGGCAATAAAAGTTGTCTAGACTCGATGGTTTAGAAGTACACAGATTGCGAACCTGGCGTAAACGCCTGGCCTAGTCCCTGAACAATAACAACATGGTAGTAGAGGTTGGATCCGAAGATATTGTCAACCACGCCGTATCTTGTAAGCAAGCCGACGCGAGGAGCCATATCGTTAGGACCGATAGTTCTCTGAACCATGATAGGAATGTAAGGGCAATAGATGATACCTGTATCGTAGAACTCTGGGCCTTTATAGCCAAGAAGTGCATACTCAGGTGCTGTAGTACCGGAACTATTATAGCCTACTTCGCCGTAGACATTGTAGTTTTGTACTTCAGTACGGGTATCACGGTAAACGCTGAATCTACCACCAACTGAACCTACTTTAGCAACACCAACTGGTTGTGTAGACACATCACCTTGAACAGGTACCCACTGGAACTCAGGGAGCATTTCAAGGATTGCGCAAACACGTGGGGTTGCAACAATGAAGTTAGCAGCACCGCGTCTATTACGAACAGCGATTCTGTTTGCTTCAATGATAAGGCGTTGATAGAAGTCTCTATTACGTTCAACCAACCAACGACCATCTGCAGAAGCAGGTGACCAAACAGACCAGCCAGCACCATAGCCACCATTAAGAGCAGCTTGGACCATACGGATGATCATTTCACGGTCGATTTCTGCTTGGATCTCATAGCTCATCGCATTTGTGATCTCAGCATCGATATCGATACCGTTCATGTTTTTAAGGTCTTGTTCTAGTTCAATCGACCAGCGAGCACCAAGTCTACGAGTACCAGCTTCAACAGCTGTTTTCTCAAACTTGACCTCAATTTGAGGAATGTTACCAGTAATTTCAAATGCAGACAAGATCTGGGCAGTACCCCTATCAGCAGCATTGAAAGTCCACGGACTACCACCAGTCAGACGGCTCGAAGAGGCGCCTGTAAAGCGGGTGTCGAGGAATTGGTAACCTAACTCACCAGTTCCTGGAAGACCAGCAGCACCATTATATGGGCGTGGTCCAGCAGGGCCTGATCCAGCTGTTGCGTTGCTGTTGCCATCAACGCCGCTACCTAAGAATTCACTTTGGTATGCGTAACGAAGAGCAAATGCAAGACCAACTGGGCCGGACATAGGTTGAACGCCAACAAGTTCGTTGGAAATAAGCTCTGGGAATGTACGACGAATCATCGGAATCAAGATCTTAGGAAGTCTGGAATCGCCTTGTGCATAGTTATCACCAGAATTGATGGTACCTGTGCCAGGGTTGAATACTCCGAAGTTTGAACTACCACCACCAAATACACCACCGTTACCCGCGTTGTTCGCTTCGAAGCAGTATTGTTCTTGGTTTTCTAGAAGAATAGCGGTATTCAGACGTTGACTTTCTTTGATCTCTTTAACAGAATTTGACTGAAAGTCAAGTACAGGCGCCCACTTTTCGAGTAGGGTGTCTGCTCTGTTTTGATTGATAAAAGATGCGCTCGAATTAATTTTCATATGCTTTATTTTTTTCCTTTCAAAAAAACTCAGGTCACTAAGACCTCATTGTTCAGGGAGAATCTTTACCGAGCTCTTTCAAGCTCTTGAAGATAAATATTTCTTTGTGGGTTAGAGGGTTGAGGCCGAACTTGAACTTTCTCCTTAAATACAGGAGCATCAGCTTTCACTTTACGGGTTTCATATGCCTCTTCTTTAAGAAGATCAAGGCGTTCCGACTCTTTACGTTCAAAAAGTTTCAAAGTATAATCGAAGTTTTCGTTAATGAACGCTGGCGATTTGTCACCAAGCACTCTCTTGATATACTCCTTTTTCTTATCAGACAAGCCTGCAGTCTTACTCTCAAGAACAAGAGCGGCTTTAGTCTTATTGTAGCCTTCTTTAAGGATTTTATTCTCCTTAGAGAGTTGCTGAACTTGTCCTTCGAGGACGTCAATTCTTTGCTTACCATCAAGAAGACCTTCTTTAACTGACTCAGACATAATAACTGAATCAACTGCAAGAACTTTACGTAGACCAGAAAGAACTTTTATTGCAGTCTTATTCTTTGTCGCTTCGCTAATTGCACTTGCTGGAATTGCTTCATCCAAGAACTCTTCGAGATAGTTGGAAATTTGCTCAACAAGAACAGATTTAAATCTTTTAGCTTCTACCCCTACTTCTTTATTATGCTTCTCGATTAGCCTTTTAAGCTTCTTAGCTCTATCTAGATCGATACTACTAACAATAGTTTTAAGCTTTGCTGAGTGATCCTTATCAATCGCTTCAATAAGGCGATCTAGCTTAGCAGCATATAGATCATCTTGTTGAGTAAGAGCAGCTTCAACCATAAGGTCTGCTTTCTCTTTAAAAGCAGCTTCGATAGACTGTACTGACTCCTCCGACAATACTTGTGCAGCTTCGTTGTTAAGTAGTTGTTTGACTTTCATATATTAAAAAAGTGGATCGTTAAGAGAGGAGGCAATACGTGCTTTAATCTTCTCGTTTATAACCGCTCTTAAGTATTTATGCGCAAGAGCGTATTTTCTATCAGAAACTGAACCGATAAATTGGGTAATGTGTTTAGATTCATGCATTGAAACCTTTTTAGCTTTCTTAGTAGGCTTTTTGGTAGCTTTCTTAGTAGGCTTCTTTTTAGCTGACTTAACAGCTTGCTTCATTGGCTCCTTCTTATTACCATCTTTATCCATATCTAGATAATCAGGCTTGGCCTTTTTAGCTTTACTCTTATGTACCTTCTTTACCATAATAGTTATTTATACGATGTGGTGATTATTTTTCTAAATTTGAATATACAAAGCTTAGAAATTCCTAATAAACGCCAATATTCTTTCTTTCAAGAATCTATCTACATCTTTTTTCGGCATGCGCTTAATAGACCTTTCAAAGTTTTCATATACCTCTTCAAATTTACCACTATCAGCTAGAACCCATTGTTTAGATTCGAGAATACCATTAACGAATGCTTTCGGGAACGATGGATCTGCAACGCAGTCAACAGCTACCAATTTAAGGTTTCTAACTGTGTTGTAACCTACACCTTCTTCAAGTGTACCAAGAGCTCTTGAAGACATCCCAACTTTTACACCATCATTAACTAATGACTTAACGATAAGACCACAAGGTGTTGAGAGTACTTTTGACTTGCCATAGAAAACATTATCTTGTTCATACAAATCAGTTACCATATGGC